GACGATCTGGTCAGTGTGTACTCGGCCGGGAGCGGCCCGCCATCGAGAAAGCTGTCGCTCTCGGCAGCGCCCAGTGGGCGGGTGAGCAGCACCTTGCCTGCCGCCGTCCCCGCGCCATACGAACCGCTCTCCAAGGTCGCATTGCGCAGTGCGACCGCCGCCACGCCCGAGCTCGCGCCGCGAACGATGTCGCCCGCGTTGATCTGCGTCGAGCCGTTGGTGAACAAAAGGACGTGGTAGGTCGCCTCCGACGGCGGGAACCTGCCGTCGAAACGCTCATAACCGTCCATGCGCCTATAGCCGCGTTCGGCAGGCTCGTAGTTCATCGCCGCGATGACCCGCCCAGGCGCCACCTCCGCCGGCGGCGTGACCAGATCGAGCCCACCGCGGAGAGGGTAGAAAGCGGTCAGCGTCATCTACGCGAACGGCCTGTGCTCGTAACGCAGGATCGGCAGCTGATCGCGCTGCAACCCGTTCAGGTACTCGATGTACTGTCGACGGCACCGCGCATAGGGAATGGCACCGTCCGCCTCGTCATACTCATGGAGCTTCATCAGCGCCATCCAGACGAGGATATTATGGAAACGCTCCGGCATCTCCGGAACGTCGCCGTTCTCTACGAGCTCCTGCGGCGTTTTCCGGTAGAAGCCGCGCAGGACGTAGATATCGTCCGGCGTTGGACCGAGCAGGATCTCGCCGGATCGGGAGACAGTCCAGTCGACCGGCGATCCGGGCGCAGGCAGGCCGCGATCATGGAGCTTTTGCCATTCCCGCAATTGCCTGAAATACAGCTCCCGCTCTTCGGCCGCCCCCACCGACTGACGGTAGATCGTCAGTGGCGTGTCAGGTTCAACCAGCCACTCGGCCCAGCGGGCCAGCGAGAAGCTGCCCGCCGTGTAGGTACGCACGCCGGGCATCGTCTGGCCAGACCATTGAGCCTGCAGCCAGAACCAGCCGGCACGCATGTTCTGCAGTTCACGCCAGGAATCCCGCACGCACTCGACGATTTCCGCCAGACGCCCCGTCTGGCCCACCACGGACGTAGGCTGCGTGCCCGCGATCGTGCGGCTTTCGCGCGTTACCGCCTGGCAAAGTTGGAGGAACGTGGCCACACGATCACATCACCTGGCTGAAGGGGATCGCGGGGACTTCCTGCTTGACGATCTCGATGTCGTTGTTTGGCAGCCTGACCATGTGGTACTCGAGGTTCACGGCGTTCCTGAGGGCCTCGACGAAGCGGGCCGGGACCTCGATCTCCTTCCCACGCGGCAGCAGCATGGCGCGGCCGTTCACCGCCACGAACACGGTCTGAGCGTCTGGCGAATCGGTGCCGACGCGAGGGATGATGATCCGGACCTTGGGGTCCTTCGCCGACGACAGCGCCTCGTTCCGCCACTGCGTGTCATCCCTCGCCGCCGGCCTGGCGGGCGGGCTATCGTCGAACCCGGTTTCCTGACGCTGCGCAACGGCCTGCGGCGCGCCGACGCCAGCCTCGTCATCCTCCACTTCCTTGAAGTGGATACCGTGCTCCCGCAGCATCGCGATGATCTTCGCGTTGCTCAGATACGCCGGCGCCTTCAAGCCATTCTGGCGCGCGAAGTTGCCCAGCTCCTTGCGGCCCAGTTGCTCAATCGGAATGCGCTTCACAACAACCTCGCATGCTGGATTAGCTGAGCGTGACCCCGACCTCCTTCAGCACGACCCACCTGGTCGTGTTGCTGAGGAGCACAAGGGTCTCGTTGGCCGCGTCGAACGACGCCGTGTTCGCCGCGCTGCCGCCAACCACGTTAGTCAGCGCCATCGTCACGGCGTTGCTGCCGGTGGTCGAAAGCATCTGAATGATCTTCAGACGCCCGGCCTTGTCGGGCGCGGCCAGCGTTACCGCGTAGGTGCCCGAGGATGGCCCAACCAGCGTGGTCAGCCGGGACGAAAGAGAAACCGCCCCGGCCGCCGTCAGCGCCTGCGTATTCGCGGACAGCGATACGTCGTTCAGCTCGTCCAGGGTCGCCTTCAGGCCGCCAAGCAGATTTGTGGCCTGTAGCTCCTGCAGGATCCTGGTGAGCGAGCGATACGCGCCGCGTTCGACGTAGTTGATCAGAGCCGGCCACTCAGCCTGCGTGATCGGCATCACACAACCCTCCACGCATGCCACCGCAGCACCTTGCCGGCCGCCGAGATGGTCGAACCGATCGTGAAGCCCTGCGCCTCAGGCGTGGTGCCACCCGTGCCGCGATAGCTTCTCACGCTGGCGTTGCCCGTGGCCGACGCGACCTCGGTGTCGATGTCCATGGTGTCCTCGATGGGCGCCGTCACGGTGGCGGCATTCGAAGACAGCACCGCGCCGTTGCGCACCAGCGAGACCGTGCCGGCCGCAATGCTGCCGGTCTCGTTGATCACGCTGAAGAGGAACGACCCGGCCGCATTGCCGCCTGCCCAGGTGCCGCCGGTCAGCACGACCGCGGAGATGATCGCGCTGCTCCCAACACCGACATTGGAGACCAGCTTGTCCCCCGGCAGAACCTCGATGGTGCCGCCGTTGGTAAACGTCATCCTCCGGCCGAGCTGGCCGAGGTAGCCCTCCCAGATCCTGATGCCATCGGTGACGTTGTGGATCGCAATGAAATCCGGGATCCAGCCGATCTGGACGTTGATGGCCGAGCCGTTGCCAACCAGAACGCCCTGCGCCTGGCTGTTCCCGACAATCATGTTCTTGATCGTCATCTCGCTACCCTCACAGAGCCGAGGCCGCGCACTCGATCCGAACCATCCACGACTGGTTCAGGATCGTCGAAGAGAACCAGGTCCGCCAGCCGACCCACCCCTTCTGCCCGAGCGGGTCATTGCTGTCGATCTCGCTGCCAGGCCGGCGCATCCGCAGCTGCAGAGCGTCCTGCCCGGATAGCGGCGTCAGACCGTACGACTCCCGACCGAAGATCAGGACCGGGTACACGTCCGCGTTGGTGCCGCTCGTGCTGAGCACCGACGTGCCAGCCGCACCGCCCGCGTCCGGCCACGGCGCGAGGTCCGGCGAGGACACGAACCGGAATTCCTCGACCGCCCCGAACTCGTGCTCGGAGATCAGGTTCCAGGACGAATACTCCGACGTCGGTCGGAACCCCGGCAGCTGCCGGATGTCGTTCTCCAGATCGGTGTTCACGACGACCGGCCAGCAGGCCTCGATCGGGACGGTGCCGATCTTGTTCGGCCCGGCCTGGAGCACCGAGGTCATCTTCATCGCCTTCTGCGACTTCAGGAACCTCGCCGCCTGCCGCAGCTTGGGGAGCGTGATCGGCGTGTTCACCGCGCTCCGCGAAGAACCGTTGGCGTAGATGACGCTCGTGCCAGCGCGCACCTTGCCGTAGATGACCTGCTCGATGGTCCGCCCGAGATTGAGCCCGACCTGCTCGATGATGTTGTTGAAGACCGGATCCTCGTGCAGATCCTCGATCTTGTTCGACAGCTCGACGACGAAGCCGTACTCTCGGAGGACGTCGCGCACGTCCTCGTAACGGAACGTGGTCGACGTAGGCGTGACGCCCTCGGTCAACGGCTGATCGGCCGCGGTGAACGGCACCGGCCGCCGCCACACGATCGTCTCGCCGCTGTTCGGATCGACCGGGAACGGCGCCCCGAACTTGCTGAGCACCTGCACCGGACGCTGGAACATCAGCATCTTGGCGACTGCCTTGATGCCGACGCGCGGCTCGATACCTGGGCTGTTGTAACGGGTGATTGACATCCTGCACTACCTGTTCAGGCTCACATGCGCTACCTGCGCATGGCGTTGCGTGACCTCTCGTACTCGTCCTCTACCTGCCTGGCGTAGTACCGCCACAGCTCTTCGTATGAAGCGTCTTCGCCGGGACCGTCCGGCTCCGGGAGAGGCTGTTTTCGCGAGCGCGGCGTCACTAGACCTTCGACCTGCTGATGTCGGCGGGCGGCAAGCGCTGCGGACTGAGCAGGCGCGGCTGCGGGCTTGCGGTCGGCGCCATTGCGGCGCGGCACCAGGCCAGCGTCAGCCTTGTACATCCTGAGTAATTCAATTGCTTCCCGCGCGTCAACAATTTGTTTGGCGTTGCGATTGTATGCCTCCTGGATATACCGCGGGCCGTTCTCTACCCATTCCAGGAACTCCGGCTGCGCTGTGATCTCCGGCAAGTCGGGATGCTCGGCAAGCACGAGCTCGGTGTTTCTCACCAGATTGTCGGTGATATGCCCCTGCGCGAGAGAGACATGACCTTGGAGCAGCTGCCTGATCTGCTCCTTGAGATCGTTGATCTCCTGGCGCAGCGGGGCGACGATTTCCGGGTACTGCTCCTGCGCCTCGTTCAGCTTGGCAAGGTGCGCCTCGTCGGGCTGACGCTCCTGCTGAGCCTTCAGCTGTTCCAGCTGCGCGCGCAGCTGGTCCAGTTCCTTCTGCGCGGCCCGCTGGCGGCCCTTGAACGTCCGCTCGATCTGGCGCAGGCGCTCCAGCTCCTCGGCGGAAACCGCAACCTCGCCGCCCCGAGCGGCGGCGCCGCCCGCGGTTTCCTTGGCCGGCTGCGCACTAGCCGGCGCAGGCGCCTCCTGCTGCGGCTCAGCCTCGGGCTTCGGCTCGGGCTCGGACGGCTCGGATGGCTCGGATGGCTCGGATGGCTCAGGATCGGCGCGCCTCGCCTGGACGGGCGGCAGTCCAAGTCGCTCGCCGCGTCTCGCGCGCTCCTCCTCCTCCACCTCGCGCGCTACCTCATTCCAGAGCTTGTCAATGTCGACGTCCTGACCGGCCGTCGCCTCAGTATCCGCCATCACAACAACTCCGGCAGTTCAATGGTAGGGTTCTCGTCGAACTTGAGCAGCTGTCGCGCCATGCTGATCCGCCCACGCAGGAAATCCGAGCGGCGCTCGGTCACTTCCGGCGAAGACAGCTCCGCAAGATCGCGCTGAATGATTCCGTTGAGCCAGGTTTCGAGCTGCTCCCGGAAGACCGGATCGAGCCGCACGGCAACGAACGGATGCCTCATCAGCGGCGCCCCCTGGCGCTCGGCGGCTTGCGCGCTTCCAGCGCAGCCTGAGCGGCGAACATGCGCTCCTTACGGTCAAGCTCGGCCTGGGCGCGCAAGAGCCGCACGGCGAGCTCCTGCTCCTTCATGTTCCGCTGCTCCGCCATCTTCATCAGCGCCGTTTCCTTTTCGAGCTCGGCGACCCGCAGCCGCGTCTCGGCATCCATCTGCGCCACGTTCATCTGGGTCTCGGCCTTCAGCTGCACCGGGTCCGCCTGCTGCGATTCAACCTGCGCACGCAGATACGCCTCGTATTCCTCATCCGACATCGCCAGTTCGTCCGCCGGAAGCATGTTGGACTGGATGGCCTTGCGCAGGAATTCCAGCGGCTTGGTCAGCGGACCGAGCACCGGATGCTGGGTGAACGTCGTGGCCATAGCGAACAGGTTGGCCGCCTGCATCTCGCGCACCAGAAGAACCGAGGTGCCGCGCGCGACGACCTGGTAATCGCCCTTGATCTCCTCGCGCTCGTTGAACTGCATGTTCCAGTGATACATGCGGCGGAGGTTGGGTACCGTAAGACAGTCGTCGAGGCGACGCACCACCTCGCGGAACGTGACGCTTGCCGCGTTCTGCAAGATCGCCAGACCGCTCGCCGTAGGCGTAATTCGCGGTCCCTGCTCGCCTTGCACAATCATCGGCAGCGAGGTCTCGTCGTCCATGATCAGCCGGCAGCGGTCAATCACCCCGGCGAGTTCGCCCTGCATCGTCGGGATCGTGACCGGAATGATCGGCAGCGGGCTGGATGAGGTGGCGCCCTCGTTGATATGCCAGATCTTGCCTGGCTTGATCTCCCACTTCCTGTCCGCCGGCTCGATGCGGTTTATGTCCACCGCAA